TTTCTAAAAGCAAAGCCCTGTAAGTAGCATCCACTACCTAACAGGAACATATTAGCAAAGTTTGTTCTGCCAGAAGCACTAGCATGTACTTCTGTTGCATATTGTCCACCTGAACTAACCACAGCACAACGATCTGGTACACGCATGTTGCCATCACTTACATATACACCAGGATACACACTTACTAACACTGGACCAGTAGACGTTTGTGAAAGTTCGTCATAAGAACCCAATATGCTGGCAGCAATTTCCAATCCACGTTCGATAGTTAACACTGCGTTTACCAAACTTCTGCCATCTCTGGTATCATCACCATTTGTGGCAACATAAACTGTTTGTGCTACAGGATAGTCTTCATAATATCTGTATAGATCGTAATCAATATTACCAGTAACGGTCAAATCTTGTACTTCGGCCAGTGTTATGTTTGCTATATTTGCAGTAAAAGTATTTACTACCAGATCATCAACACTGATGTTACTGGTTTCCAGTACGTCTATGTTTGCTAAATCTGCATCAATACTTGTTGCATTTAATTGTTCTGTATCTACCAAATCAGCATAAATGGTTTCTATTCTGGAACCGTCAGAACCAATACCTTCCAGGTTATCACCATTAATAGTCAAATCACCAGTTATTATAGTGGTACCATCAATGGTTACATCACCAGTTAACATGGTAGGGCCGTTTATTTCAAGTTCAGCACCGGTAATTTTGCCTGTCGCAGTAAGAGTTAATGTTTCAATATCGCCAGTATTAGTGATCTCATCTGATTCTAACAATGGAGTATTAATACTGCTGGTTGCTTCTATTGTAATAGATGTTAAGTCGTCAATTTCACCAATAGGGGATACAATTCTGCCTGTGGTAGTGGTGCCGTTAACATCCAGGTCTCCCTGAATTAAACCAGTTCCTGCTGTGAGTTGTTCGTCGATCACAGCGTCACTTCGAACAGTGAGGTTGTCCTCTACTACCAGATTTCCTGCAACAACCAGGAGTCTACTATTGGGGGTAATTACTGAAGACATAGATCTTTTTCTCCGACAAACAAATTATCATTTAATTCTATTTATCTATTCTGAACATTTAGTCAAAAAGAAGCCCCGTTGCCGGGGCCTCCAAACTTTGCAGTAAGTTTAAATCTTACTGGAATGCAACGTTTACTAGTGTTACTGCATCCACGTAATCAGCAGCATTACCTAGCGAGCTAGCTGTGTTAGTAAGCTCTTTATAACCATAACGTGTCATAAAGCTAACTACTGGCTCGAAAGTATTTGGATCCATTACTGGACCTGTGCTCATTAGCGGTACGTATGGGCAGTAGAACGCAGGAGCGTCTGTCTCTGAAGAACCCTTGTAACCAACAAGTACAGCAGGACCACCGTCAGCAGCATCAGCAGCGTAGTTGTCTACGAATACCTTGATTGTGCCGTTTAGTGTACCAGCTAGCTTAGTGTTAGTTGGAGCTTCAAAGCTACCTTCTGTTGTACGTGCGAATGTAGAAGTTGTTGCACTTTGTAGTACAGTTAGTGCTTCTGGAGAAACTACGATGTAGTTACCAGCACCACGACGTGTACGTGCAGCAATTCTGTTTGCAGCGCGGTTGATCTCAATCGCTAGCAGTGCGTGACGATCACCAACGTATGTTGGAGTACCAGTCAATGAACCGCCAAAGTCAAGAGTGCTACCAGCGCCAGCTAGAGTGCGTAGAGAACCAATGATTTCTTGGTCGATTTCTACAACGATCTCTTGTGCTAGTGCTTGCATGATCTCAGCTTCAACGTCAACACCGTGCATAGCTTCTGCATCTTGTGCAGCTTCGAAAGTCCAGCGAGCGCTTAGACGTCTTGTCTTAGCTTCTACTGTTTCTTTCAAGATCTGGATGCTCATCTTACGACCAGCAGTTCCTTCAGCAGCCGCAGTTGCGTCTGGTGAACCTGAGTAAGATTGTGCTAGCTTGAATGGGCTTAGAGCCTCTTCACCAGCTGTAGCACCACCACCTGGTTCTGCGTAACGAGTACGTAGAGTGTGGATTTGACCAACAGGGCCAGTCATAGGCTGTACGCCCACTAGCTCGTTAGCGATTACAGACGGCATTACACGTCTGATTAGAGGTAACATTACCTTGTTCAATGTTGCTACTGAACCAGCACCAGTTGCACCTGCGGTAGCCGCTTCGTTGATCATGCTTTTCTTAGCATTCTCAAGGACCACGTCCATAGTCTGCTTACGCTGACCACTTAGACCTTCCATCAGTGCGTCTTTTGTTGCTGACCAGTTGCTCTCAAATAAATTTGCCATTATATTTCTCCTAATTTATGAAAGTCCGGCTAGTTTACGGATAGAGTCTAATTCTACGACATCTTCCGTTTTTACAGTCGCTTCTGCCTTTGCAGGTGCCTGCTTATCACCAGTGTGTTCTCTTGTCACTGACTCTGTGATTTTTCTTCTTGACTTAGTGTTGCTGTTATTGTCAAGAACGCTAGGTAGATACTTGTTAAAAGCAGCTTCTAGCTTCTCTGTCTTGACTGACTCTAACAAGTCTGTCATGATGTCTTTTTTCTCTTTGCCTAGTGGAGCCATTAACTCAGCCAGCTTGTCTTTACGATTCGCTGTATCCTGAGCAATACGTAGTTTGCTTTCTGTTAGCTTGCGAGCTTTTACTGATTTCTCAGCAATTCTCTTGGCTTCTGCAACCACTTTCTTCATTTCGGCAAGTTGCTTCTGGGCTACTTTGATTTCCTTGGTTTCGTTCAGGTACGATGTATTGTACTCTGTAGCGAAAGCCTCAAAAATACGGCGCCCAAAGTCATTTTCGCGAGCTGATGTGATGTCATTACGGAACGACTTGACTTCTTCGCTGATAACACGGTTGATTGTGTGTTCAACCTTGCCCGCAGCCTTAGAAATAAAGTCACGCTTTGCTTCTGCAAGCTGACGCTTGCCTTCTGCAACCATTTTGACTTTTTGCTCTACTAGTGCTTTCTTGTCTTCGTGGAACTCAGCAAGTTCACCAGCTAGTGATTCTGTTACGAATTCATCCAACTTAGTGACGTGCTCACTTACACGCTCACGGTCTGCACGTAGCTCCTTGACTTCTTTTGCTACTTGTTGTGTAACAAATTTGTCAAGCATTTTCGCATGTTCACTGACAGCTTTGCGATACTTAACTTGTTGCTCCGCAAGTGCAGCCTTGTCTTCTGCTAGTTCAGTCATTTCTGCTTCAACACGCTCTGAAATGAACTTGTCCATGGCTTCCACAATCAATCCTTTGTCATGATCGTAACGCTGGGCAAATTCTTCACGCAATTCAGCAGTAAGTTCTTCTCTAGCTTCTGACAATTTTGCATCCCACGCTTCTTGAAGGGTAGAACGAGCTTCCTCGCTTAAACCTGCGCCTTCAAGTAGTTCGTTAAATGTCACTGCCATAGTAGTTCTCCTACTTGTTACTATTAAAGTTTAAGTTCGTTTATGAACTTAGTCATTTCCTTGAGCAGATGTTTTTCAACATTATTGCTCTTGTCGTGTGTCATATCAGTGGCGATTCGATGTATAGCTTCACCGCCACGCATATTAAACAAGCTCTCATAGATTGTTTTTGGATATGCATCAGGTGCACTGGGCTGGGCCACAATGTCAACAGTTACGATATCGAAGTCTGAAACCTTACCGGATTCATTAACGTTACCACTTCCACGACTACTAACGCCCAGTTTTGCTCCAGCTTTTAGTAGGCTGCGAGCAATATTACCCATTGGTGTGTCTATGATCTTAAGTTTACCCATACCATTTGCACCATCACAATGCATATCTGTGATGATGTGTGCTACTCGGTCTAGGTTGATTTGTAACTCTTCTGGATGATCTAACTCTCCCAAAACAGTTTCACCTTTGCTTAATCTACCTCTGATACTTTCAACAGCACGTTCAATCTCAGAGCGAGGGTAAACCCTGCCGTTTTGATTTTCTACATCGCCTTGGATAAAAAGTCCTGACATTACCAAGTCTTTTCCACCGTCGGCATTTTCGCTTTCCACAAGACGCAAACCTGCGTAGTCTGCGCTCATGTATTCATATAGTTTACGTGCCATATTCAATATCTCCTACAATTATGCCTTCTTTGGCTCAACATCAATGTTGTCTGTAGGTGTGTGGTCTTTTACGCCTGCGCCATGGTCTTTCTTGCCTTCGCCACCATCTTTAGCGTGTACAGGCTTACCCTGACTTGCTACAGTTGTGTGCTTGGCTGGCTTCATTGAACCTGCGCTTGCATCTGCATCGCCTGCTCCGCCTTTTGGCTCAGCTACTTTGTCAGATAGCTTAGTAGCTTCTTCAAGCTCTTCTTCTTCTGACTCGTCAACTTCTTCAGCTTCGTCCAGATCATATTCCACAGAATCCATCATGTCTTCCATGTCCATGTCTGCATGCTCTGGCTCATCCATCTCATCAGCCATTAGCTTTTCAAACTCAGCACGTAGATCTTCCAGTTCAGCTTCTAGATCTTCAACTTTATCTTCAAGATCATCGTCGCCTTCCTCATCTTCTTCTGCTTCGTCTTCGTCATCTGCTGTGATATCATCTTCAAAATCGTTCTGCATGTCGATTGGATCTTCATCTTCCTCGTCATCTTCGCCGATTTCATCGTCTTCAATTTCTTCTTCAGCGGCATATAGATCTTCTTCTGCATCATCTTCTTCGATATCAAAAGATTCCTCTACTTCTTCCTCTGCTGATTCTTCAACTTCCTCTTCCTCAGATTCGTCGAGCACACGCTCGTATTCAGCACGAGCTTTGGCTACTACATATTCATGCAGTAGTTCTTCTGCTTTTTCGTTTTCTTCGGCTAAAAGGAGTTCTAGAATCTGTTCTAGGTTAGTACGTGATTCTGACATTGTGGCCTCCTAATTCATTCGTACGATAATTAGAGTAATATTTACTCTTATTACTACTTATAAGAAAAAGGTAAAAATACAACGAAAACAGCTCAGAAAGAGCCATTTTTCATTGTGATGTCTGTTTTTTACAGTGCTGGACCTGAATCCTGCGCTGGTGTAGCGTACATTGTGCTGGCAAATTCTTCATATTTCTCTTGCTCAGCTGCTTTAATATCTCTGACTTTTCTGAGTTTCTGCAACTCTTCAAGTGTCATTCTGTTCTTGCGTGTGTCTTCTCTGTCCAGTTTATTTAGCTGATCATGCTCAGGATCATAAAATTCATTCAATCTCATTAAAGTTCTCCACCTTCTGGGCCAGCAGCAATGCCACCCAGTTCTTCACCAGAGGTATCTTCCATTCCAGACAGATCAGGCTCTGCTTCCAGATCTACTAATTCATCTGCATCTGGTCTAAGCCCAATGCTGCTTAAACCTGCGCCAGCAGCGCCTTCTTGGCTAATAATATCGCTTGTGAAATTTTCACGATCATTTTCCACACGCCACATTTCTTCATTTTCTTTGATCTCATCGTCTGTGAGACCCAGATATTTCTGTAATTTAAACTTATTACTCAGGAACGGAATGGCTTGTACCTGATTAAACAACTGTGCTTTTTCTGCTTCGATCTGTAACTCACGATACATACTAAAGTTCATGGGTGCATTAAGCTGTATATAAAAACTACCGTTATCCACATTAACACCACGATATTTCAGGAACATCTTAAACTCTCTATCCAGATCTTCCTGGATCTGCTTTTGCAGTCTTTCCACAAACTTGGAAAATCTGTATTCCTGAATGTAGGCAACACCCACTTTACCATCATTGTGTGTGGCTGTTCCGTCCTCTGGACCTGTGGGCAAGTATGAACTGGGCACACGCAAACCACGTACCAGTTTGTTGTTGAAGTATTTTAGGTCATCAATCTGACCCAGGTTTTCCCCGCCTGGTAACGTATCCACTTTGCTTCCACGACCGTCTGCTGTTTGTGCAAAGAAGTAATCTTCCAGCATACTCATGGGATTATAACTGCTATCTGCAATTGTCTGTCCTTGACTGTTTTTGCTGGGTATGCGTTTTTGTTGTACTTCGTATTTTACTTGCTCCAGATACTGTTTGGCTTTGTGAGGCGGCACATTACCCACATCAATCATAAACACACGGCGCTCTGGCGCTCTG